AACGTGCGGCTTACAACACTCTTTCATGGAGTCTGATTAAGAACAGCACCAAGCCTCTTGCGATAACTCCCATTGCACTGAACAACCTTTCTGGCATCTTCACACGGGAGCGCAATGCACTCTCATCTACTGAGTTTTCGTTCAGTCGATTCATGATCCCCCACCTGATGAACTACAAGGGGTGGGCACTGTTTATGGATTGCGATATGCTCACGGTTTCAGACATTTCAAAACTCTGGGACTTGCGTGATGACAAGTATGCAATTCAAGTCTGTAAGCATGATTATACTCCCAAGTCAGAGAAGAAGTTTCTTGGACAGATTCAGACCAAGTATGAGAAGAAGAACTGGTCATCCTTCATGCTCATGAACTGCGAGAAGTGTTTTAATCTGACTCCTGAGTATGTGAACATGGCTTCCGGTCTTCAGCTTCATCAATTCAAATGGTTGGAATCAGAGAAACTAATTGGGGATATTCCTCTGGAATGGAACTGGCTTGCTGGTGAGTATGAAACCAAATCTGATGTTCATAACATCCACTACACTGAGGGTGGACCTTGGTTTAAGGAGTTTCGCGATACTGACTACTCAGAAGAGTGGTATGAATACTATAAGGAGATGTTGCCTGAGTGAAACTGGCTCTATATAACAGAAGCATTTCAGATAAAATGCTAAGAGGCTCTGCCAATAAGAAACTCGGCATAAACTCATTTATTAATGGCGTAAAACGTCATGGGGTAAAGGTCATAGAGATAAATCAGCCGCACTATTACCCCTCATCCGATTTTGGATTAATGTTTTCGTTTGCAGATATACACCAGAGTGAAATATCGCTTTTGCCATATATGCAAGCACGTAAAAACATATATGAAGAAAGCAATAAGAATATCTTTTTCTTTGAAAATGATGTATTGAAGGGGTTTAATAATGAACTCATAATGCGCTTTCCTTTTAGGTCAGTCTATGACCATGAGGCTGAGTATTTTCTTGAACAGATTCCTGATGATCTCAGAAAGGATTCCTTCAAACACATAACAGCAACACCACCTCCTACAATAAAAAAGTCCAAATACATTATATGCTTGAATAGACTATCTGGATATGGGAGATGTGGAGTCTATCAATTTCAATGGGCATACAATCTTGTAAAGAGTTTAAAAAAGAGATTCCAGACTACCAACATTGAAATTAGAGTTCACCCCGGTAATGTTCGTGATAATACTGCTCGGCGAGGTAGTGTAAAGCTAAAGCATTTTGAATTTCAAAACGATGTAATGTATTATGAGCGCATCCTCAACACTTTTCCTGAAGTAAAAATCATAGTTCCTGATAAAAGGAGATACAGTTACCTTGATACCCTAGACAGACATTCTATTCATATATTTAACACATCTTCCGCATCATGCGAATGTATGATTTCTGGTTGCTCCACTGTTATAAGTCACAAAGCAGCATTTGCTTACAATTTTGCACCACACAAAGTCACATCTAGATATAAATTACAAGGTGGTAAAGATATTGATGGTCTTCTCAAAAAGTATAGAAAGACACACTTCACTGTTGATGAAGTTAATAATGGGACATATTGGGACTACATAAAAGAGGGAGTGAAGAATTATCTATGATATTACTTGGCAACAAAGGTTCTCGGATACACAAGATTGCCACTCATCTGAGTCATCCTTTAACGAAACAGGATGACTTCCCACCAGAACGTGTGCATGAATCAAATGATCCTATCGTGATGTTTGGTGCTTGCCCTCAAAAAATGGAAGTAATCAAAGAGTGCTGGAGAGTCGGAAGACCGTTCTACACATTAGACTCAGCATATCTCGGCAATGTCAATGCACCATTTCAAACATCTGGTTATGCAAAATACAAGAAGTGGTTTCGCCTTGTTCCCAATGACATTCAACATTGCGAATTCATACGATACAACAGTGATGACCGTCTTAGAAATCTAGGTGTTTCTCCAGTTAAATTCAAAAGGGGCGATAAGATACTTGTTGCTCTACCGGGTCATGTCGCTTGCACCTATCACAATATTGATATCAATGTGCTCTCAGAAGAGATAACTCAGGAGATACGGAAATATACAGATCGGGAAATTGAGTTTCGAGGATTTCCCACAAAAGGAGCAAGAGAGCGATTCATTAAGAATCAATTTTGGAAAAGACTAGAGGTAGGCGATATACATTGCACTGTCAGTTGGGGAAGCGTGGCAGCTCTTGAATCAATACTTTGTGGTATTCCAACAATCACTTTGCGTTCTTGCGTTGCTTCTCCTGTTTGTTCGTCTACAATTTCTGATATTGAAAATGTCAAGATGCCGAAGGAAGATTTGATGCGAGACTGGTTGAGAGGTATAAGTAAAGTCTGTATATCAATTGACGAACTTTATGCCCAAATCAGAAATCTTGCATGATCATATTAGGTTATACTAGAAACACCAAATACTATGCAGAGGTTCTAAATCAGAGCATAATAGCAGAAGAGGATTTTCCGCTATCTGATGTAAAAAATAGCAATGAGCCATTATTTGTATTCGGGGCTTCACCTATTCTCAAGCCAATAATGGATGAATGTATTCGGTGCAGTAGAGACTTTTATTCTACAGATAGTGGTTACATAGGTAATGTTGTGGGTCCAGCCCAGAAGCTTGAAGCGGGAAGAAAGAAGTGGCTTCGTTTAGTAAAAAACGGTCTACAACACACGCAAATGACACACTACCCATCTGATGACCGATTACGACTAATTGGGTTTGAACCTATATCTTTTAAACGAGGGGGTAAAGTTCTTGTTGTTTTGCCGGGACCAATAGCTGCACTATATCATGATATAAAATTAGATACTGTAAAGGAAGACATTACCAAGGAGATACGAAAATACACTGACAGAAAGATTATATTTAGAGAGAAAGACCCTGATGGAATTAAGGCAAAGACGTATGATAGATTCATAAAGAGACCATTTTGGAAATGTTTACAATCTGGTGACATACATTGCACTATATCTTGGGGGAGTGTTGCATCAGTCGAATCAATTTGTTATGGAATACCAACAATAGCTTTAAAACCGTGTGCGGCATCACCTGTATGCGATTCTCAACTCTCAAACATAGAAAATCCAAAATACCCATCCATTGATGAAAAAAGAGATTGGTTAAGATGGATAAGTAAAGAGACACTAACTAGAGATGAAATAACAAACAAGCTGAGAGATTTACTATGAAACAGATTTCAACACCATCAGGTCTATACGTTGTTCCCCAAGAGATTTACGATAGGTCTTCTGATAAAGACATCATCAAAGCCCTAGAGAATCTTGGTGAGTATCAACCGTGGATTGATAAGTGGGCAGAACAGTATAGCAAACCAAACACAGTCATTCTCGATGTTGGTGCAAATATTGGATCAAAGATTCTCCCATTCTCAAGATTACATGGAGGCAATGTCCATGTTATCGGTTTTGAACCAGTAGCAATCAATCAAGAAATTCTCAAAGAGTTGGTCCGGGTGAACGAACTTAACAATGTTGAATTGAAGAAACTTGCCTTGTCGAATTCGGCTGGGGAAATGGCAATTAACTTCCCATCATCTGATTCTCATCTTGATGCAGTCAGAGGACAGGGGCAGTTTAATAAGATAAACAAAGACGATCATGGGTTTGCAATCGTTGAATTTGTAAAACTGGATGACCTAAACATCAAAAACATCAGCTTCATTAAGGTGGACATTGAAGGTCATGAACTTGAATTCCTTGAGGGGGCAAAGGAAACCATTGACAGGGAGAGACCAGCGATAGTTCTTGAGATTTTCAACTCCACCAAAAAGAAAAGACTTACGGAATCTGCTCAACGTAAGAACGAACAATGTCTTTCTCTGATGAAGTCTTATGGATATAAGCAGATAGCAAGAAAGAACAAAGATGTCCTCTTTATCCGATAGATGCTTTCTCACTGGATGTGATTCAAATTTTGAATGGATGTTGCCTTGGTGCATATCCAATATTCAAAAGCACATGCCCGAAATCCCCATTGTGGTTGCTGACTTTGGCTTATCACAAAAGGGAATCAATATTGCAGTAGACAGTGGTGCAGAAATCCTTACTGGATTCTGGAAGCCAGAAAGTAAGTCTTGGTTCTTGAAACCTGACGCAGTTCTTCTCTCGCCATACGAGAAAACTTGTTGGATAGATATTGATTGTGAAGTAGTTGCACCTTGTCCTGAGATCTTTGACTATGCTATTACAGAAAAGATTGGACTTACTCCTGACCACTGGGCAAAGAGAAGAGGAAGAGCACATTGGGCAACTGGTGTCATTGTCGTAAAGGGTAAACCAATGATCCTTAAAGAGTGGGCAACTCAATGTCGTAAAGAAAGAAAACGAGGAGACCAAGAAGTCCTCTATTCAATCATTGGCGATTCTAAAGATCGGGTAACTCCAATGCCTATGGAATATCAGTGGCTACGACTCGACTTAAAGTATGGAGTTGATAGCAACTCAAAGAAAATCATTCACTGGACTGGACCTATTGGAAAGAGACACATAAGAACATTAATCAAACCTTAGACCCCTTGAAACTAAACTCAATTCAATTATAAACCAAATGTCAAGTCTTGTCAATACCCCTGAATGGACGTATCTCAATGAGTCTTTCACTGAGACTCCTGACAAAAAGGAGTTGTATGGTTTTGTGTATCTGATTACCAATCTCATTGACGGTAGGAAGTATGTTGGCAAGAAGTTCTTCTGGTCAATGATAACCCGTCAAGTCAAGGGGAGGAAGAAGCGGCAACTGCATGAATCGAATTGGCGAGACTATTGGGGTTCCAATGATGAATTGAAGAAAGATATTGACATTGCTGGAAGTTCAAATTTTAAAAGAGAGATTCTTCACCTGTGTTCCAGCAAGTCTGAATGTTCCTATCTGGAAGCCAAGGAGCAGATTGACCGTGGGGTTCTTCTGAGCAAGGAATACTACAATTCTTGGATTTCACTCAAGATAACCAAGAAACACCTAGCAAAATACGCCCAAAAGAAGATGTTGACAGAATCTTGAAATAGTGTATAATTGTCGTCATGCAAATCATTGATTATAGCGGTATCGCAGTGGCAGCAATCTTCTCTCAGGATGCCCCAGAACAGATTGAAGAGGGACTGATTCGACACATGATTCTGAATCGTATTCGCTCCTTCAACACACAGTTTCGTGAAGAGTATGGTGAGACCATCCTTGCCTGCGACTCATCCTCATGGAGAAAGCGAGTCTTTCCTCAATACAAAGCTGCACGTAAGAAAACTCGTGATGCTTCTCCTCTGGATTGGGGCAAACTCTTTGATCTCATCTCTCTGATTCGTGAAGAGATTCGTGAGAACTTTCCATACCGTGTTCTTCATGTTGATGGAGCAGAGGCAGATGATATCATTGGTCATCTGGTGGAGAAGACACAAGAGTTTGGTCAGAACGAACCTGTTCTCATTGTCTCAGGTGACAAGGACTTTCTGCAACTCCATCGATACAAGAACGTCAAGCAGTTCTCACCAATAAAGCGTGACTTCATCACTACTGAGAATCCTGACTTCTATCTCTTTGAACATATATGTAAGGGTGACAGTGGCGATGGTGTTCCAAATGTCCTGAGTGACGACGATACCTTTGTGGAGAATGGAAGGCAACGCCCACTTCGTTCGTCAAAGATTCAGGAATGGTATCAGGAGCGAGACAAACTGAGTGAGGTGATGAATCAGAACACCTATCGAAACTACTGTAGGAACAACAAGATGATCGATTTGAATCACACTCCTAATGAGATTCGTGAAGAGATTGACTCTCTATATACTTCAGAAGCAAACAAGAAAAATGGAAAAATCTTTGGGTATCTGATTGAAAAGCGTTGTAATATGCTGATTGAATGTGCTCAAGACTTCTACTCAAAATAATATGAAAAGAAAACCCGTTAACCCACTAAAGCTGTTCCCCCACGAAATCTTTGAGAAGGTTCAGGGAGTTCGTGCCATGAGCGACCGTATCGCGGTTCTCAAGGAAAATGAATCGTTTACTCTCAAGACTATCCTTCAGGTTAACTTTAATAATTGGATTGAGTTTGACCTTCCTGAAGGAGATGCGCCTTACAAGAAGGATAAGAATCCTCCTGAGTTCAGTGCTGGTCGTATTGATAAACTTATCAAGGAACTCAAGCATTTGGTCAAGCAATCCAAACTCCCAAGAGCAAGAAAAGAAATTAAATTCATTCAGATGCTAGAGGCAATGCATCACAAGGATGCTGACATTATTATTGCCATTAAGGACAAGAAGCTGAACAAGTTGTATTCGGCATTGACTCCTGCCTTGGTGAGTCGTGCCTTTCCTACTCTGATTCAGGAGAAGGAATAAATAATGCCAGCGTAGCAAAGGCTCTGGTTATTATGGTTCTATCACAACTCAAACGTCTCAAAGAGGATTTGGAGAAAACTCAACACTATATTCGTCGCCTTGAGAAAGATGATGATCATGAAAACATACCCTTCTACCAAGCAAAACTTAAACGGCTCATTGATGCTGTTGGCAAACTTGAAAGCATGATTTCAAAATGATATACGACTATCACTGTGAAAAATGCGGTTATGAATTTGAAGAAAACAATCAGATTATTAACCGTGACATTCCAACCGAAAGACCCTGCCCTCAGTGTGCAGCACATTCAGTGAAGCGTGGTATTGCTGCCCCTTATATGTCCTATGCTGGAGCAAAGACTATTCAGCAAAGAGCAAGACAAGGAGCAGGAAGCGACTTCATAAATCGCATGGAGCAAATCCAGAGAGCACACCCAAACAAACTAAAAGATGGCACCAAAAAAACAGTCGGTGGATACTAAGAGTAGTGGGAGAGGATCCGCTGGTTCTTGGAGAAAGAGGTTGATTGATATCTCTCCTTTTTCTCAGGGTCAGGAGGACTTCTTTCGTTACTATGAGAAAGGATACAATATGGTTCTTTCTGGTGCTGCTGGTTGCGGTAAGACATTCATTGCCCTTCACCAAGCACTATCTGAATCCAAGGAGTCACAGTATCGAAAAAGGGTCATCATTGTTCGTTCTGTTGTTCCCACCCGTGATATGGGATTCCTTCCCGGTTCACAAAAGGAAAAGGAAGCGGCATATACCACACCTTACGAGGGAATTGTCAATGAACTCTATGGTGACCCAAAGGCATGGGCTACCTTGTCTGGACATGATATCATTCGCTTCATGACCACAAGTTACATTCGTGGTATCACTCTCAGAGATTCAATTGTAATTGTGGATGAAATGCAAAACTGCAACTTTCATGAGTTGGATTCAGTCATCACTCGTATCGGTGACGGTAGCCGCATTATCTTTGCGGGTGATTATTACCAGTCTGACTTCATTCGAAACAATGAGAGAGAAGGTATCAACAAGTTCCTGACAATCCTTGAGAAGATGAACTACTTCAAGCACATTCGCTTTGGTTGGGAAGACATTTGTCGTAGTGGGATAGTCAGAGACTATATCATGACCAAAGAACTTGAAGAGAAGAACACACAACCAATGACATTGATCAATGAGTAATCCAAGATACAATAAATGGAAGAACAAAAAGCGCGATAAGACACGCCGAGACGATTCATATGACAAATTTGATCGCCAAAGACGCCTAGATAAGAAACAGTCCCGTAATTCAAATGATGAATAAT